GTGCTATACGAAGAAGGTCTTGCTGTCATAAAATCTCCGCTGATCTTTCTTTTTGGAAAAGATCAATTTGAGATCTCAATGCGCGGAGAGAGGGCTGTCCATGTAATGGAGATCGCTGTTCCGTGCCCATCAGGACAAGTAAACTCAAGTTCGAATCCAACATTTATGGCTCTCACTGCAAGCGACGATCCAAATGAAAGATCTATTGGACCTGTAATCATTACAGGAATAAACCTTCACGATGACAATTTAAATGTTGTCGCACGAGCCGTGCTGGCGCAACCAATCATTAAGCGCAGTGAAGACAGATACTTGTTCCGAATCAAGATGGACTGGTAAATGATTCTTGGATTAGACGTATCGACGAGCTCAACTGGGTGGGCTGTCATTAACGATGATAGCAAGCTGGTTGAGATGGGAAGCTTTCCATTGGTAAAATATGAAAGCTTGTTTGAGAAAGCGGCCGCAGTTAATCGCGGACTTCAAGAGATCAAAGTAAAGTTTCCTGATATCACACGGATGTCAATAGAAGAACCGCTTCAAGGCTTTCGTAGAGGACTTAGCTCTGCAAGAACGCTTTTGACTCTGGCACGTTTCAACGGCATCATCTCATGGCAAGCTTATGTAGTCTTTGGTTTTGAACCTATATTCATAAGTTGCACAGCTGCCAGAAAAGATCTCAGTATCAAGATTGATAAATCACGCGATACAAAAGACCAAGTGATGGAATGGGTTGAATGTGTTACTGGAACCCAGCTTCAACGTCGAGTTGCAAAAGTAGGAAAAAAGAAAGGACAGACACTTTTTGCCGCAGGTGTCAATGATGCCGCCGACGCTTACGTCATGGCTCGTGCCGCTCACTTGCAAAAACCATAACCAGCCGTATATAGTTGTAGTGTGATAGACACTAAAGAAAGAGTTGAAATCCTTGTTCGCGTGCTTGGACCTTGTCAGGTTGACCGTCGTGGCATCAATGCTGCGTTTCGTTGTCCTGGCTGTGCCAATTCAAAAAAGCAAAAATTTGTTGTTAAGCTGGACACAGGCCAATACCACTGCTGGGTTTGCGAAATCAAAGGTGGATCAGTCGCAAAGATTCTCAGAAAAACATCACCTGATATTGCAGCAAAATGGGAAAGCATCACCGGAGTATATCAACGTCATTTTATCGATGAAGTTGTAGCACCTCCTAAAGCTGAAATGCCATTTGGCTTCAGGCTTCTTGCTGAATCATTCGAATCAAACGATCCAGACGCACGAGCTTGTATTGATTACGTGACGAATCGTGGGCTTGGCTTGCGTGATATGTGGTATTTTAGACTTGGCTGTGTAAGAAAAGGCCGGCTTGCTCGTCGTATTATTATGCCATCATTTGATGGAGACGGAAAACTTAACTACTGGACAGCGAGAAGCATTGATAAAGTGGCATATGGCAAATATGTCAATCCTCCTGTGCCAAGAGGAGAGTTTATATTCAATGAGCTTAATATCGATTGGAGGCAAGAAGTGACACTTGTTGAAGGACCATTTGATTTGACAAAATGCGACACAAATTCAACTGCAATTTTAGGATCTAACATGTCAAGAAAGTCAGCCCTGTTTCAAGGAATAACAAGAAACAGGACGCCGGTCGTGCTTGCACTAGATAGCGACATGCCAGAAAAACAACACAAGTGGGCAAAAGCCTTATCTGAATTTGATGTTTCAGTTAGGATTATGAACCTTGACGGACACAAAGACGTAGGAGAAATGACCAAAGAACAATTTTTAGAAGCAAAGAAAAAAGCGAAGCACTGGGACAAATTTCAAGGTATTATTAACCTTTCAAGAATAACAAGAAGCGGGAGCATCTTTTGATCAAAATAGCCCATATTTCAGACATTCATTGGCGTGGTATGCAACGCCATAGCGAGTATACTGAAGCATTCGAGGATTTCTTTAAGAAATTAGAGGAGTTAAATCCTAATCTTATTGTTGTCGGCGGTGATATCGTTCACTCAAAGACACAAGGCATCACACCAGAAGTTATTGAAAGACTCGGTTGGTGGTTTCAGAAGCTAGCCAATTGGCCAACCGTTGTTATTCTTGGAAATCATGACGGTCTCATTCATAACAAATCACGCCTCGATGCGATCTCACCAATTGTGTCAGCATTAAATCATCACAATATTCACTTCTTGAAAGACTCAGGAAACTACGTTGTTGAAGGTATTAACTTTGCCAACTTCTCGTGTTTTGATGAGGAGAACTGGCACAAGTGCAAGCCTGATCCTGAAATGATCAACATTGCTCTCTATCATGGCGCTGTCGGTGGATCGCTGCTTGACACAGGCATGCCAGTTGAAGGCGAAGTAACAGTTGATATGTTCAGACCTTATGACTTCTCAATGCTTGGTGACATTCATCGGCAACAGTTCCTCGATGATGACACACGTATTGCTTACCCAGGGTCAACAATACAACAGAATTACGGTGAAGATGTCGACAAGGGATTCCTTTTCTGGCGAATCAAGAGCCGCGATGAATATCGAGTCAATTTCATTAAGATCAAGAATCCTTGTCCTTTCCATACGGTTGACTGGACAGGAGATGTTGGCAGCACATTTCAATCATGCGAGAAGTTTCCTAAAGGTTCAAGGTTCAGGATTGCAACGACTGAGAATGTTTTGGTCTCTTCTTCTCGTCAATTAGCCGGCGAGTTGAAGAAAAAGATGGACGCTACAGAAGTGGTCTGGAAGTTCATAGGAGAAAAAGCGAAGGAGGAGATGAAGGCTGGTACGGTCTCGATTTCTAGAGAGAACCTGGCTGATCCTGGGACCATTAGAGACCTCTTTAAGAAGTATGCTACCGCACGTGGTCTCAACGAGTCATCGGTCGCTGCACTTGATGGAACTGTTACGAAACTGATCGACGCTTTGCCGGCTGATGAACAAATTGGAAATGTCAAGTGGTCCATTAAGAAACTCAAATGGGACAACACATACTCTTATGGAAAAGGCAATGAAATCAACTTTGACAAGTTGAGTGGCATCACTGGAATCTTTGGCCGAAACGCTCAAGGCAAGTCATCAATTCCAGGGACAATCATGTACTCTCTTTTCAACACAACAGATCGAGGATCTATCAAGAATCTTCATATCATTAACACCAGAAAAGATTATTGCCTTGCAGGTGTAGAGCTACAATCAGGAGACTCAACTTACAGAGCCGAAAGACAGTCAGTTAGACAGCAAACAAAAGCTGGCTTAATACATGCCGTGACCCATCTTAATCTCTTTAAGATCGACGCCGCCGGTAATCAGATTGAAGATATCTCAGGAGAGCAGAGAAGAGATTCTGATAAAGTCTTACGTGATGTGATAGGCACGGCTGAAGATTTCATGCTAACTTCATTTGCAGCTCAAGGAGAAATGAACACTTTCTTGAAAGAAAAAGCAACAGCACGAAAGAACATCTTATCAAAGTTTCTGAATCTACAAATTTTTGACTCGATCAATGCCCTTGCAAGAGAAAGCTCATCATCAATCAAAGCCGAAATGAAAAGGACACCGGCCCTTGATATCCAAGCCGCTATTAAGCAAAAGACGCAAGAAGAAGCTGTACTTCAAGAAAGCATCACAGAGCTTGAACAGTCCAAGACATCAATTGACGTGCATGTCAAGAAACTTCGTGCGCTGCTTGAACGTGAATCTCCTGGATCTTCGCACACGCTTGAAGACATTAAGCATCATGAGATTGAGCTCACGAATATTAATAAAAGAATTGAGCTGAACAAAGCAGATCTTGCGCAAGCTGTTGTTGAAAAAGATGATCTCAAAGCCAAGATAGACAAAGCTGAAGCATCTTTGGCCACTGTCAATGCCGCCGACATTCGAAAAGAGATTGAGAGAAGTGAGAAGGCACTTGCTAAAATCTTAGAAATTGAGAACAAGTCAAAACGTGAGTCATCCAGTATTCAAGACTTAGAGAAGTCTGTTAAGAAGCTTGGTGATGTTCCGTGTGGTACGGCTTTTCTTACATGCAAGTATATTAAAGACTCACACAGCGACAGCGAAATTCTTCCACTCAAGAAAAAAGCATTTGAGGAGATCACAAGTAGCCTAAAAGATCTTCGTGATAGCTTTAGCGCAGACGATCTAAAGTTATTAAAAGAAAAGCTTGAAAAGATTAATAACTTGCAAGCCAAGCTTCCGTCTGTCAAACTATCATATGATGCAAATGTGTCCAGGATCGCAAGCCTCGAGTCTGTGATCGAAAGCCTTGAGAAAGATTTCCAACGAGAAAGCAAAGCCTTTCAAGAACTTAAAGCTGCTATTTCTGTTACACTCCTCGAGGGCGTTAAAAAGATGCAGTCTGAAGTTAAAGATGAAGAATCTAAGTCAAACGAGATCTCAAAAAAGATATTGCAAGCCAGCCAGAGAATTGGTGCCATTGGAAGTGAGATCGCAAGACTAAAACAAGACTTCGTTAGGATTGATAAGCTTCAATCTGACTGGAAAGTCTATGAGACAATCCTCGCCGCAACAGGAAAAGATGGAATTCCACTTCAGATTATCGCATCGCAACTTCCTAGAATCAACGCTGAGATTGAGAAAGTCTTGCAAGGGGTCGCTAATTTTAGCGTTGAACTTTTTGCAGATGAGTCTTCTGGCGATCTTGACATTTTCATAGATTATGGTGATTCTAAGCGTCCTATTGAATTGTCATCAGGAATGGAAAAGATGATCTCATCGCTTGCCATCAGAACTGCACTTATTGAGGTGTCTGCTATCCCAAAGCCTGACATGTTCATTATCGATGAGGGGTTCGGTGCACTTGATGACACCAACCTTGAGGCATGTGCAAGACTGCTGATATCTTTAAAGCGAAACTTTAAGAATATCCTTGTGATCTCACATGTTGACAGCATCAAAGATATCGTTGATAATGTTATTGAGATCTCACATGATGGAATCGATGCCAGCGTGAGGTGCACTTGATTGCATCTGTCGAAGAAAGAGATGGTTATAGGATTGTCAAACGAGGAGATGTCAAAAAAACTGTCTCTGCCATTGACTGCCCGCTTTGCTTTTGCGTTGTAATCGATGAAATGGACACTGTCTCAATTGTAAGGTCAGGCTGCTGTTTCGATTGTGAACATGAAGTGGCAGATCCGAATCGAGAGAAGTGGCTCGCTGGCTGGCGACCGTCAAAAAAAGAAATTGATAGAATTAGAAAGAGAAGACTTTCATCAGCTCACTCGCGAAAGCATATTTAACAACGGAGATATAAGATATGCACCTAACAAATAAAGAATTGAATGCGCTTGGACAAATCACACAAAAAGGTTGGGGCGTTTCATCAATGCCGAATTCAATCATTTGTTCAGTTATGAACGACACGATTGTGATGAAATTCATGACAGTCGTTCATTTTACAACTGAGCAAGCCCAACAGGTTCAGACTGAAAGAGTCAGCTACGAATCAATTCAACTATTGACAAAATGTGTGGCTGATTTAAAGAGTCAATTTAAAGATATGACTGGAAATTCAATTAAACTCAAAGAGATCAATAACAGAGATTCATTTGAAGTAATTATTGCAAATAACATGTCACCACGTCGTGTAGCTTATTACAGGAGACAGGTCACACTGCAAGTGCTCTGAGATGGCTGTTCTTACGAAAGAAAAACAAGTTGCTGAGATTGTCAACTGTGGAAAGCATTCTTCGTATTTTATTAATAAATACGCGAAGATTCAGCATCCGACCAGAGGATTAATCAAATTTGAGACTTACAAGTTTCAGGATGATTGCCTTGACAAATTTGAAGAACACAGATTCAATGTCATCTTGAAGTCAAGGCAGCTTGGAATTTCAACTCTTGCGGCAGCTTATGCCCTGTGGCTTGCCTTGTTCTATAAAGATAAAGCCATTCTGATCATTGCTACAAAGTTAGCAACTGCACAGAACTTTATCAAAAAAGTAAAGGTTATGCTACAGAACCTTCCTTCATGGCTTATTATGCCATCGATGAAGTCAGACACAAAGCAAGTAATTGAATTCAGTAATGGTTCATCAATCAAAGCTATTCCAACATCTGATGACGCAGGCCGTTCAGAAGCGCTGACGCTTCTTATTGTTGACGAAGCTGCATTCATTGGAAACTTTGATGAACTTTGGACAGGATTGTATCCTACCCTTTCAACAGGTGGTAGAGCAATCGTTCTTTCAACTCCAAACGGCGTCGGTGGACAATACCATAAACTTTATGTCGAGGGTGAGTCTGGATCAAACGAATTTAATACCATAAAGTTGCCATGGGATGTACATCCAGAAAGAGGCCAGACATGGTTTGATAATGAGTCAAAAAACATGTCAAGAAAGCAGATAGCCCAAGAGCTTCTCTGTGACTTTGCAGCATCAGGTGACACGTTCTTAAATGCGGTAGAGCTTGATTATGTCATGTCAACTACACAAACACCAATTGAGAAGTGGGGCCCAGATGCTGGTGTTTGGGTCTGGAAGTATGCATTACAAGATCATCGATACATCATTGCTGCTGATGTTGCCCGTGGTGATAGTGCAGACTTTTCCACATGTCATGTTATTGATTCGAGCACAGGCGAGCAAGTCTGTGAATTCAAAGGAAAAATCCCACCAGATCAGTTTGCAATTCTTTTGAGTGAGATTGGAAGCAGATACAATAAAGCACTTTTATGTCCTGAAAATAACGGCTATGGATACGCCGTTTGCATGAAACTTAAAGAGATCGGATACCAGAATCTTTATTATAAAGATAAAAAATATCAATTACTTGGAGCGGCTGCAGGATCAGAAGAGATTGCAAATATTGGATTTACAACAGGACCATCCAATAGAACAAAGATTTTAACTAAACTTGAAGAAGTAATAAGAAACAAACAGATCAAGTTAAAATCAACCAGAACATATGATGAGCTGAAGACATTCACATGGGTCGGACAAACTGCAAAAGCAATGAAAGGTTATCATGATGATCTTGTCATGGCTCTTGCTATCGTAGTTTGGCTTTTTGACAATTCTGTTGATAATTCAAAATATGATAAAGAAATGTCAAATGCAATGTTAGCCGCTTTTGCAGTTAATAAAATTTCAACTGATGCTGGTGCTGCTGTTCCGCATCCAAGAAACCCGTTCTCTCCAATCATGGTTGACACAATGCCAGGTCAAAGTGGAGATTTATTAAACACATACGCTAAATTTGGTTGGCTTTTTAACAGTTGATTTAAGTTTGCAACAAAACATATAAGATTGAGTTCAAGATGGCCGAAAAAAGTAACAGAAACCTATTTCAAAGACTGACGCAACTCTTTAGGTCAGGACCAGTTATTCGCCGCAAGGTGAAAAACTATTCTGAACCCACAGCCTCGTCAGCTTACGAGATGTTCCGGAAAAATCAATCCGACATCTATTCCAGCACTATCTCTGCATATGGCGCATTCGACAGAATGTCCAGATATTCAGATTTCTCAGAAATGGAAGCAACGCCTGAGATTGCCTCAGCCCTTGATATCTACGCTGAAGAAACTGTCTCTCAAGATGAGAAAGGTCAGGTCCTCCATATTCACTCCGATAATCGCAGGATTAAAGAGTTGCTGGACACCCTTTTCAATGACACACTAAACGTTGACTTTAATCTTCCAATGTGGGTCAGAAATCTTTGCAAGTATGGCGACTTCCTGATGTTCAACGATGTTCATCC